CTACTGATTGCTGCTAAGCCACGTAAACTTGTTGTTCCACCAAACCTAATGTTCGTTGCTACCAGACTCTTAGAGACTGAGGGACGAGTTGGTACGGCAGACAACGATATCAATGCACTTGCAAACAACGGTTCTATTCCAGAGGGTTACACAGTTAACCACTTCTTGACAGATACCGATGCTTGGTTCCTTACAACTGACGTACCAAATGGTATGAAGCACTTCGTTCGTGCGCCTATGGCGAACTCTATGGACGGGGACTTCGACACAGGTAATGTTCGTTATAAGGCTCGTGAACGTTATTCATTCGGGTGGTCTGATCCACTTGGTATGTTTGGCTCACAAGGCGCATAACAAAGCAACAAGGGAGGGGGGTTACAAGCCCCCCTTTTTTAATCTATACTGTACGTACTAGGATACATATAACTTATATCGACTGACCTAGCAGACTTAATAGAGACGATATAAGAAGTGCTATTACACGAAAGGATTTACAATGGCTACTACTACTTTTTCCGGCCCATTAAGAGTCGGTGATGCCCAAAAATCAACAAACGCTCAAGTTGCTGGTGCAGTTTCTTTAGTCGCAACAGCGTATATGGCTGATCCAACAGCAGCTACAACTACAGAACTTCGTAGAGGCTCAGCTGCAACAGGCAATTCTGCTCTTTCAGTTATTCTTCCTAAGAACGCTATCGTTACTTATATTGAAGTAGAAGCGGACGCTACAGGCGGTACAAACCCTACGTTTGACCTTGGTTGGATAGAAGTTAAAGCAGACACACCTGCTTCAGACCCTGACGGACTAATTGATAACGGCGATGCTGATGCAGGTCATACAGTATTTAATTTTGCTACAGCAACTGTAGGTAATGACTTTGGCTTCGTTATGAGTTCTGACTACCCAGTAAAAATTACTGGTGGTGTAGGTGCTTCTGCTGCAACTGGCGGAAATATCACCATGCGTATTCATTACCATGTATACGATACTACTTTCGGAACAGACGGTAGCGGATCTTAATTAGGAGAAGCTCATGCAATATGATGTAAAAGCTGCTTATCGAGCAGGGAGTGATGGCGCTTTAGTTACCGCTAGAACACGGATTAAAGGGGTTTTTTATTCTGTATCTACGGTGGGTACAGCCCCTATTTTCTACGATAATGCTTCCGCCGCTTCTGGTACTGCAGTACTTACATTGCCAGCCGACGTTGTGGGGCAACATACTGTGGATATTCCTGGTGAAGGTATTTTATGTGACAACGGTGTTTTCGTAGATATTAACGGGGCCGCCGCTGTTACGTTGTTTCACGGATAAACTGTGGGAAATTTTGACCTACCAAAGGCGCTGGCTAGTTTAGTTCCAGTTTTGCTGGCGGCTATGTGGTGGGTCATTTCTTCTATTGGTGAAATCCAGTCTGATATTCAACTGATTCGTGCCAATCAAATGCAGTTAATTAGCCCCCAAGGGGTAATTGTTCCAAGTCCGGGAAATGCCTTTGCTAGACAAGAACTCAAAGAAGAAATTCTAGAGCATATTCATGATCTTCAAGTTCGTGTCCATTTACTAGAAAGAAGTGACTAATGCGTAGAAAACTTAATAAAAAATCTATGGCTTGTAACAAGCCTAGAAGCACTCCAGGACATCCAAAGAAATCACACGCGGTAAAGGCTTGTGAGGGTGGCAAGGAAAAAATTATTCGATTTGGTCAGAAAGGCGCTAGTACAGCGGGGAAACCTAAAGCTGGTGAATCTGCACGTATGAAGGCTAAGCGCAAATCGTTTAAAGCAAGACACGGTAAAAATATTGCAAAAGGTAAAATGTCAGCTGCTTATTGGGCTGATAAAGTAAAATGGTAGTATAACTTAACGAGGATTGATATGAGTAATTGTATGGGAAAGCGACCTAAAAAAATGGCTTCTGGTGGAGATCCGAAAATAATAGCGAAGACTCCAAGTGAGGAGAATAAAAAGAAATTTAAAGAAGCTAGCGAACAAACACAAAAAGCTACTAAGTTTAAAAAGTCAAAAATACTTGGCGTGTTTCCTCAATCTTCTCTGGATAAAAAACAAGCGGAATTATCAAGAAGAGAAGCAGTAAAAGAAATGAACAAAATTCCAAAAGAAGAACGCACTATGATGCAACTTCCAGAAGGATTAGCTAAAGGTGGTATGCCTATGGTTAAAAAAGGCGGGACAATGGTTCCTGCGTTTGCTGCTGACGGTGTAGGTAAAATGTCTTACGGCGGTAAAGTCAAGAAGATGTCTGATGGTAAGATGGTTACAAAGAAAAAGAAAACCACAAAAGTAGCAAAACGTAAAGGTGACGGTATTTGTTCAAGAGGTAAGACTAGAGGAAGGATGGTTTAGTCATATGTTTAAAAAACTAGGTAAACTTGCTGGCGGTATTGGGGCACCTGTAAAGGCTGTAGGTAAAGCTCTTGGTATTAAAGAGCTTAGTGGCGGTAATAAAATGGGGTCTGTAGGGCCAGGAAAAATGGCTTCTTTAATAAAACAGGCACAAGCTCAAAACGCACTTCAAGAAGGACAAGCTAGAGTAGCTCCTGTAAAGGCTGCTGGTATGAAAAAAGGTGGTAAAGTCAAGAAGGGTTACCACAAGATGCCAGACGGTAAGATAATGAAAGATTCGGAACATAAGAAAACAGCTAAATCAAAAACTAGCTCTGCTTCTAAACGTGCCGATGGTATTTGTAAAAAAGGTAAGACTCGCGGAAGAATGTGCTAATGCCTGCTAAAACTAAGAAACAAAAAAAGTTTATGGAAGCTGTGGCTAACAACCCCAAATTCGCTAAGAAAGTCGGGGTTCCTCAGTCTGTAGGTAAAGAGTACACCAGCACTAAAAAGCGTACGAAAAGGAAAGCGACATGATGCCTTCTCGTGGAATGGGTAGTATAAACCCTAAAAAGATGGCTTCTGGAGGAAAGACTACAAAGAAGAAAAAGTCTGAATCTAAAGTCAACGAAGCGGGTAATTACACCAAACCAGGACTACGTAAGCGTATATTTAACAGTATTAAAGCAGGTGGTAAAGGTGGTGCTCCAGGGCAATGGAGTGCTAGAAAAGCTCAGATGTTGGCTAAAAGATACAAAGAAGCTGGTGGGGGCTACAAGTCGTAATGGCCCTCGCTAAACCACAAAAAAGTCTTAACTCTTGGACTAAACAGAAATGGCGCACTAAAAGTGGAAAACCGTCAACACAAGGTGCAAAAGCAACTGGGGAGCGTTATCTCCCAGAGAAAGCTATTAAAGCGTTATCGGATAAAGAATATGCAGCAACTACAAAAGCTAAACGTAAAGCAAAAGCCTCTGGTAAACAGGTTGCTAAACAACCTAAAAAGATTGCTAAAAAAGTAAGAAAGTATAGAAAGGTTACATGATGGCGACTACTCCAGGAATTAAAACTAAGCCTAAAATTCGTAAAGCTCCGGTTAAACAAAAAGTTACAGCAACAAGTCCGGTAGTCTCCCAAACCCAAGCACAACTTGACGCACACGAAAGAGAATGTGCTGCTCGATATTCTTCTGTTCTTGATAAACTAGGAGCATTAGATAAACGTATGTTTCGTATGGAAGCACTGCACATGGCATCCATTATTGCTGTTATTGGGCTAGTTTTAGCCACACTTTTGAGATAAATATGACTACATCAGGTACAAGTACATTTAACCTCGACCTTAATAGCCTTGTAGAAGAGGCGTTTGAGCGTTGTGGTGCGGAGTTACGCACGGGGTACGAGATGCGTACCGCTCGTAGGTCTCTAAACTTACTAACTATAGAATGGGCTAACCGTGGCATTAATTTATGGACGATCGATCAAGGTAGCATCGCACTTACGCAAGGTACTGGTACTTATAATCTTCCTCTCGATACTATTGATTTGCTAGATAGCGTCATCCGAACGGGTACTGGCACAAACCAAAACGATATAAACATTACTAGAATTAGTTCTTCTACATACGCATCCATACCTAATAAAAACTCTGAAGGTAGGCCGATACAAGTGTGGGTAGACAGACAGTCAGGTGCAACAGACCCTACAGACGGCATTGTATATCCCACGATAAATGTATGGCCTGTTCCTAATAATGCTACATATACCTTTGTATATTGGCGGTTACGTCGTATCCAAGATGCTGGTAACGGGGTGAATACTGAAGATATTCCGTTTAGATTCTTACCATGTATGGTTGCGGGGCTAGCTTACTATTTATCGTTAAAGCTACCTGAAGCTATGGATCGAATTGAGATGTTGAAATTAGCTTACGAGGAACAATGGAATTTTGCTTCAACTGAGGATAGAGAGAAGGCTTCTCTAAGGTTAGCGCCTCGGCAAATGTTTTATTAAGGCTAAATATGGCTAATAAATTTGCTTCTGGCAAAAACGCGATAGCGGAATGTGATCGTTGCGGTTTTCAATATAAACTCAAGCAGTTAAAAGAGTTAACCATAAAAACCAAAAATGTTAACATTTTAGTATGTCCTACTTGTTGGGAACCGGATCAACCACAGAATCAGTTAGGTATGTATCCTGTAAATGATCCACAAGCGTTACGTAATCCTAGACCAGATAATAGCTATGAACAGTCTAGAGATATACAATGGGGGTACGACCCAGTAGGGCTAAATAACCCATTAGGACTAAGTGGTCTTGAAGATGATTTAGAAGGTGATGGACAAGTAGGAACTGTAACGATAACAACTAGTTAAGGAATTAATATGAAAGATACAGGAAAATTTAAACAGCCCCAACCAGTGCCTGTACCAAATGTAGATGGGTACCCAAACAATGTAGCGAATACTCAGACACAAAAAACTCGTGGTACTGGGGCAGCTACTAAAGGAACTGGACATAGCAAAAAGATGGGCTAAATGAACTACGCTACTTTATTTGAGACTATTCAGGCTTACGCCGAAAACACGTTTCCCAGTACGTCTGTAAACGATACTTCTTCCTCTGCCTCTACTTTTACTGGTAAAGAGCAGATTGATACGTTTATACGGCAGGCTGAGCAACGTATTTATAACGTCGTACAATTACCTGACTTACGTAAAAACGTTACGGGTACGCTAACTACTAACAACAAATATTTAAGTGTTCCGTTAGATTGGCTATCTACGTTTTCTCTAGCTGTTATTGCTGCTGATGGTAGTCAGACGTTTCTTTTAAACAAAGACGTTAACTTTATTCGGGAATCATTTCCAGACCCTACAGCAACAGGTGTTCCGACACATTACGCTATTTTTGATGACACTTCTTTTATTCTTGGCCCTACACCAGATAATACTTATTCTGTTGAATTACATTATTTTTATTATCCAGAGTCAATTGTAGATGCAGGTACATCGTATCTCGGAGATGATTTTGATTCTGTACTTTTGTATGGTTCTTTGATGGAAGCTGCTACTTTTATGAAGGCGGAAGCGGACGTAATAGGTGAATATCAAAAACGGTATGATGAGGCATTAGGATTAATTAAGATGCTTGGTGACGCTAAAAATCGCCAAGATATGTATAGAACCCCACAAGTAAGGTACCCAGTTAAATAATATGCAAACCGAATCGCTTTCTTTTTTACTAGGTGGAGATGGTATAACAGTTGCTACTACAAATGGTCGTGGTTTTACGCCAGAAGAAATAGCAGAACGTGCCCTCGATAAAATTATTTCTGTGGGGTCGCAATCACATCCTGCAATTAGGGATCAAGCAGAAGCATTTAGAGCGCAGATTAAACAAGTTTTAATTTTTTATTTACACGAGGCTGTAAAGTCTCACAACGTAACTCTGGCTAACAAGCTCACCAACGCAGGTTATTCAGAACTTATATCAATCTTAGATTCATAAGGAGCCAATCATGGCAATTTCACAAGCAATGTGTACTTCTTTCAAAGCTGAACTTATGTTAGCTGTACATGATTTTCGTGTAAGCACGGGAGACACGTTTAAGCTAGCGCTTTATACTTCTTCAGCTACAATTAATGCTAACACTACAGCATACTCTGCTACTGACGAAACAACTGGTACTAACTATACCGCTGGTGGCGCAAATTTAACAAACACTGGTGTTTCAAAGACAGAAACTAGTGTAACCGCTGGTACTGGTTTTACAGACTTTAGTGATCTTACGTTTTCTAATGTAACAGTTACAGCGCGTGGCGCTCTTATCTACAACAACACCCCATCAGCAAACGGTATTTCTGGTGCGGTTCCTAATGCTGCGGTTGCAGTTTTAGATTTTGGTGCAGATAAGACATCTACCGCTGGGGACTTTACAATTATCTTCCCAACAAACGACGCAACAAACGCTATTATTAGGATTGCGTAAATGGCTCTTGTCGTAAAAGATAGGGTCAAAGAAACCAGCACGACAACCGGAACTGGCACGTTAACATTAGCTGGTGCGGTTGCTGGGTTCCAAGCGTTTTCTGTACTTGGTGACGGAAATACAACTTACTACACTATTGTGTCTGGTACTGATTGGGAAGTAGGTATTGGTACGTACACGGCTTCAGGAACAACGCTAAGTCGAGATACTATACTAGGGTCATCAAACTCTGGTAGCGCAGTTAATCTTGGTGCTGGGGATAAAGACGTATTTTGTACTTACTCAGCCGAAAAATCTGTTTACGAACAAGCGGACAATAAAATCAACGCTTCTAGTGGAGTTGTTAGTGGGGCGTTATTTGAAAACCCAACAACAATAGCAACTAACTATACCGTTGCTACTGGAAACAACGCACTTACTGCCGGGCCTATAACAATTAATAGTGGTGTATCAGTAACTGTCCCTAGTGGATCAAGATGGGTGGTGCTATAAATGGCAATTACAATTAATGGTACAAACGGATTAACAACTGATAACGGTGCATTAAAGTTAGACACTGACACACTTGTTGTTGATGATACAAACAACAGAGTAGGTATTGGTACGAGTAGTCCTGCTAGCTTGCTTCACTTATCTTCAGGAAGTCCCAGAATCACGTTAACAGATACAGGTACTGGGGCTGACCACAGAATAAACGCAGATAGTAGCGCAGGTAACTTAGCTTTTGATGTTGATTACAACAGTGATACTGCAAGCCCTTCTGCAGTCTTTAATATTAAAGGCTCAGAACGTATGCGTATCGACTCCAGTGGTCGTGTCACGATGCCGTATCAGCCATCTTTTCATGCTTATTCTAATGCTAATTTAAATCACGGGACTTCAACCGTTACATATGTTTGGAATCTAACTAGACATAATATAGGTAATCACTACGATACAACAACTGGCAGATTTACAGCCCCTGTTGCTGGTAGGTATCTGTTCAATGCTACAGGATTACAAAATGTTGGCGCAACTTCTTACTATACAAGAATGTATCTTTATAAAAATGGCGCTTTATTTCTTGATGGTTTAAATTCGGCAGCGCTACAGTCTGACTACCAAAGAGTTGACATTCATGCAGTGGTAGAAGCAGCAGCAAATGATTATTTTGAAACTAAGTTTGTTAGTAATAATTCAGCAGCATTTGTATACGCAACTTATTCATGGTTTTCAGGACATTTATTAGGATAAAAAAATGGCAACTTACACAGTAACATTAACAGAAGCAGAGGATAAATCATTACGCTATGCAGCAGTATCAGCACAAGATTGGATTGATAATGCAACAAAAGAACGAGCAAGAATAGCTAAAGAAGAAATTATTGCTAAGTTAGTTGCTCACTGTAATGCCAATAACATTACGATTGCTACTGGAGAAGATGCTCAAGTTACTCAAGCATTTGATCTCAATGTTGTTCAATTCTTAGTTGATGTTCCTGCACCGGAGCTACCATAATGAGTAGAGTTGTTATTCAAGGAGATGCTAGTGGGACAGGTGACTTTACCATTGCTGCCCCTAATAGCAATACAGATAGGACGCTGACGTTACCTGATGCGGCTGGGACTGTTAGAGTAGATTCTGTTGGAGCTACTCCTTTACCTATATTTCATGCTTATAGGTCTAGCAATTATTCAATAGGAACTTCTGCTGCTATTTTAATTTACGATATAACTAAAGTTAATCAAGGAAGTCATTATAGTACTGCTACGGGAAAATTTACTGCTCCTGTTGCTGGAATATATGAGTTTGCTTGGGCATCAATAGCTACCACTACAAATATTGTTTATAGGTATTTGTTAGCAATTAATGGAACTATTGAGAGCGCAAAGGATGAGTTAAGAATAGATAACACTGCAACTGGAAATGAGTATGGAACTAATGCAGAATTTTCAAGGTATATTTCGCTATCTGCGAATGACACTGTTGAAGTTCAAGTAGAGGCTGGATCAGCAGCCACAGGATATGGTAATGCAAATTTCGCTTATACCTATTTCAGAGGAAGGTTCATAAATTAATATGAGTACAATCGCAGTCAATGCAATTACAGATGCTAACGCAGGTAACACAACAACCATCAATGGAGTCACGCCTAACTCAGCTAACGTAATAGGTAAGAA